GACAGCCATCAATACGGCGGCATTATCCTTAATAAAGGTACCCGCCGCCACCGGATCGGCTTGCACAACCGAACCAACTACACTCACACACAACAGGACTAAACATCCCATCACAACACGAACAAAATTTTTCATAAATGATTTTTTAAATTGTAAATGGTAAATAATTCAATCGTAAATAAAAGAACGCCCTATCTCACATCGAATCCCATGCGCGGGCTTTCGGGCGTTCTTTGCTTATCTCTGAGGCTCCTTATCCATCAGCACGAATCTTTTCCGGAGCCTTTCCTTGTTTTTTCTTTTTAAGTCTCCCCTTTCGGGGGAGATTTAGAGGGGGCTTTTCTAAACGTTCCACCACACGTGGCTAACAACCAAATCAAATTTAGTGGCAATCGTTTTGTCATTTTGCTTCACGTCAACGCCATTGCCTTTGAATTCACAATTGTGAATAATGTCCTTTTTCTTAAAGCCATTGTATTCATACTCAACCACGATAGGGAAAGGCGCAATAGAGTCGAGCCCCTTGGTTGGGGGCAACGAGTTCTGAAGCGCGTTCACTTCCTCTTTGAGCAAGGTAATTGAAGCTTTGGCTGCATAATTACCTTCCGATCTTCCGATCGGGAATTTACCCGCGCCATACACGTTATCCTTCTCAACCGAATCATCGTATGATATAGCCGTAATACCCTCCACGTCGCGACCCAGCATATTGCAGGTAACAGAGTTCCACCCGGCCATTTTGCCAAACTTATTTATTAAACTACTTGCAGTTGCCATGTTTTTACATATTATTAGTTAAACCAAGGTCAACGCTGAATTCGTGAACAATGCGCCCAACTACAACCTGACATTTTACCTCCAGTGGCGTTTCTTCGCTAATGGACTGCGCCGGGTTGATGTACACGTCTTTCCCTTCAATGTTGCCAGCAGATACCATAACATCAAGCGCAGCATTTACCGAGCTTTCAGCGCCTGCAATCCAGGTACTTTTAAGGTAACCGGTTGCCGGATCGGTCGGAACCTTCGAGCGTATGCGCGGGATCAGCGTTTTGCGGATGATTCTGGCTGCCTTATTCCAGATGCAGTTAAAATTGAAGTAAGCGTAATCGCTGTTTTTGCTCACGGCGGTAGGGCATCCATTCCAGTAAAAGCCCGGATAATCATTAAACGATCCCACATACATCCAACCTTTGTCAGTGAGACTCTTTTGTTCAGCTTCGGTCAGCGTTTCAAAGGCTTTACCGTCACTCAGTGCGCTCGACAACCAACGGCCCTGCGCTTCATCCGTAAGCGAGTAGTTCTCCTCACCTTTGCGGGTGCGGGGCTTTTCCTCAATATCTACACTGCCAATGTCCTCGTGCACTTTACGCACTGCAACCGATCCCAACACCGTACCAATAGCGGCGCGCAGCTCATAAGCGGCCTTAATCCCGGCAATAGCCGGATCTTGTCCAATCACGTAACTCACGTTCGGCGCGGTAATGGTGCGCAAATCGGGATAAGCTGCAACCGCAATCGCTTCAGCAGCGCCAACACCTTCAACAAAAATGCCGTCGATGTACAGATACTCTGCCAAAAACGAAGTCACCAGGCTCTGAAAGGCAACCGCATCCACCAGCGCATCAGCAACCGGAGTGTTTACACCTCCAAAAGCCAGCACATTAATACCCTTAATACCACGAATCGCAGCTTTCAATGCGGCATCAGCAACCAATGCGGCCACTGTTTTGGTTTTATCCACCGGAATCAGCCAGAACGTTGCTTCGGGAGCCAGCCTGAACATTTCCGAAAGATGATAGAATGCCAGGTCACTGTTGGCATCATCGGTGGCCGCTGTAATTCCAAGCGCCTCCACACCGTTGATGTCAAGCAGCTCCACGGCCTCATTATAGGCCAGATCGCCCTCCAGCGTCATACCCATAATCAGGCAAACTACTCGGTCGGAGGCAGTAAACCTGCCCAGCCCGCCGTTTAGTTTATTAATTTTAGTTCCCTGGAAACTCATCAGGCTTCAGTTTTAGGGGTTTCATCAGCCTTCACATCAGCTTTTTTTGCTTTGTGGGTGATGGTCAGACTTTTATTCTCCTTTTTTTCAGGCTTCGTTTTAGTATCAGCATCAGCCTTTTTTCCTCCAGTCTTTTCCTTTTTCCCTTCTACCTGGTTATCTTCTGCCTTCTGCCTTTTTCCCTCAACTCCGTCCCGCGTAAACCTGGTAATCTCCAGCTCTTTTTTGTGCCTGTTATTCTTCGAGTGATTCAGTACTGCATTTTCGCTTTCATCAGTAATAAAAGCCATGCCGTCACTGGTTACTGCCACTTTTTTGGCGTTTGGGTAACGCTTGAAGATATCGGCTGCTACAGCCTTATTTTCTTCTTTATTCAGTGTATTCATCCTGTCGTTTTAAAATAGGAAGCTAACCAACAGTGCAGTTAGCTTCCTTTATAGTTTAAATTTTTATGCGGAAATTCCACTCACAATGGCTCCAACGCCGTATTCTTCAATGCGGTCAATCAAACCGTAGGTCTGTAACCTGAATTCAGAGGTAGGATCAGCAGATTGCGTATCCTGTGTTTCTGGTTTGTAAAGGATTTTAACCTGTTCAATATGGTAAACGGTATTTTTACCGTAGAAGAATGCAGATGCAACGCGGTCAGTAGCTGCCAATGCAGCGCCTTTAGCGAGCTTTTCACCAGCCGAGTTATAAGCCAATACTGCATTATTCCCCCAAAAATTAAAACCCATAATTGATTTTACTTTACCGGTAGTGGCATCAAAGAAGATGTTCTTATCTGCAAAGTATTTAGCGCTGTCTCGGTCGAGAATCAAGTCGGTTTCATGCTCCGGACAAAGAATCATATTCAGCGCGGTCATATCCGGAAGGTTCAGTTTCTTGATCAGTTCCAGGTATTTCACAACGTCTGAAAATTGCATACGCAAACGTCCGGTCCCGTCGTTGGCTCCCGTAGTACGCATTACTGGCATGTTTGAATCGGTATCATCATCCGGGGACAGTTTCCAAAGCACGTGGTCGCGGATACCCATTTTCAGGGCTTCCATGTGTTTCACGCGCACAATAGAACGTTTGTCAAAGTTCAGGTACCTTATTTCAGCATCGGTCACTTTCGTCGGGCGGGTATCATATTTCTCCCACTCAATCAAAGTCTTTTTACCAGCCATTGTCTGTGCGGTAAACTCAGCAGAATTGTTCACAAAGAATTCCACATTGTTGATCAGCTTGTTAAAACGGATACCATCGGCAGTCAATGCCTGGGCTGGCGCACCCTGTAATTGTGTAAGGAAATCATCCTTGTAGTTTTTCAACTCCACTAAAAGCTGGGGAGCTACATATTGGTTCAAATAATTACCATCAATTAAAGCTGGCATAGTTCAGTCCCTCCTTATTTAATTTTGTTACGTTTCTTCCAGTCGGCAAACAATGCGTTGTATGCTTCAGGGTTACTATCTTCCAAATCTGCAAGCGCTTCAGGGTTTTCATCCTGCAACTGTTCAAAAGTCTTACCCTGGTAAGTGGCTCCGGTTCCGTCGGTACTGGTTTTAATATCACCGCTCAGTGGTCTGGCAATGGGCTGCAAACCTGCCAACAGCGCTTTGGTTCCGTCAAAGTCTTTTTCAAACTGTGCCTGCCATGCAGCGCGTGCGTCCGCTTTAATGCGTTTGTCCTTTTCAGCAGCATCAAGATCAGCCTTGATCTTTGCTGTCTTTTCATCCCGTTCCCTTTGTTCCTGTTGGGCCTTCAGGGTATCATAGTCTTTTGCCTTATTTGCATTTTCTGCAATCCGGGCATTAACCTGATCCTCGGTACTGTTTGGGTCCATACCGAGAGTAATAGCCATAACTTTTACATCCATTTTTGTTTCTAAAATTGGTTCAACAATAATGTCGGTTGGTGCAATAGCGATTGGTGATCCGCTTTTTTGAATCGCCTGTGCTGTTTCCTGGTCAATCTTTACCGGCTCTTTAACGTCGGTAACAAAACCCCAGTCTTTAGCTTCCTGAGCGGTCATCCAAAAATCACCGGCATCCCATTTGGCTTTAAATTCTTTCTCGGGTTTCTTCAATGCGGCCTTATAAGCATCGTAGTAGGTCACGGTCATATTTTTCAGCAACTTCAGGTAGTTATCCACATCCGTTTCGTTGCCGTTAATCCATCCGCTTGGTTTGTGAATCATGTATTGACCATTCTTCGCCATAGTGAAGCTCTTTGCACATACGCCAATGTAAGTTCCGGCACTGGCCACAATGGCTCCACCCTCTCCGGTATAGCTGCCAAATACGTCAATCAAAATGTTTACAATTTCGTTTGCCTGGAAACAGTCGCCGCCTACAGTCATCAGATAGACGTGACAATTCGTAATGCCCGAATTTTTCAACTCAGTACATTTCTCCCGGAAATCAACCGCATTATTGCGGCCCCATTCCGAAATCTGTCCGATAATATCAACCCGTCCCTGGGTGCCTTCAGCATAAACTTTTAGTTGCAAACCTGTACTCATAGCCTCATTGTTTTAATCAACCGGTCGCCATTTTCCGACCTTTCGAGTACCAAAGTTTCTCCCTTTTTTATAGCCCTGCAAATCGGCTTTTCATGCTGAGTAAATAATTGGCTTTTAAGAACTAATACATCTGTTTAACACGTGATTTTTGTAGTACATAAAATCACTTTTTGCGCGCTGCTGCTTTATAAAGCAACTTTGTTCAAAATTCATTTTATGTCAGGTCACAAACGAAAGATGGTTCGAAGTAAACAGCAGCTTTCACGGCTCGATTACGAAAAGCTTCGCCGCGCTGCCTACGAGTATGTAGTCGTGCAAGGGTACGATCAAAACCAGGTAGCCGAAATGCTCAAAGTCACTCCGGTCACTGTAAGCAACTGGGCAAACAATGGCCCCGAAGGCCGATGGCTCGACCTACGCAAAGCACGCATGCAGTGCGCCAGTACCGATACCGACAATATCCGTAAACTTATCCGGGTGATGAGCGAACAGCGCCTGAAAATCGAAGAGTCTATTCTCAACGCTCAAAAGGATGGTGACCTGAAAGAAGAAATACGCCTCCGGGGCGAAGCATCCCGCCTGTCAGACGAAATGAGTAAGATGAATAAAACACTCATCACGCTCGATAAGTCAAACTACAGTCTAGGCACGTTCATCGATGTCATGGACGAAATTTTCAACAGCCTTCGCCAGTTCGACGAATCGCTCTGGGAAAAAACAATCGACTTTCAGTCTAACATTATCCGTCGTAAAACCAACGAACTAGGCTAATGGCTACCTCACGTCAAAAAGCAGCGAAGTTAAAGGCCGAGGAGTACCTCAAAAAGCTCGAAATCGTTCGTAAATCAAACGAGGTAAACCCTTTCGAAACGAAAGAACAACAGCGCGCGCGCATTGCCCGGGCTAAAATTGATCCGGAGTACATGGTCGAAACTTATCTGCCTCATTACGCGATGGCCAAATGTGCCGATTTTCACATCGAGTTTTGCAACGATGTTGCTGCCAATCCACTCATCAAAGAGTTCGAAGAGTGGGGCCGTGGCCTGGCTAAGTCTGTTTATTGCAATATTATAGAGCCGCTTTTCTTATGGATCAGGGGTGAGGAGGTATTTATGTGCCTCATGTCCGACTCTAAAGAACGCGCCCAGGAATTGCTTGCCGATATCCAAGCTGAACTCGAAGGCAATCCGTTGTTGATTCACGATTTTGGCCAGCAAAAATGCGAAGGTGATTGGGAGATCGGCAACTTTAAAACCATCGATCAGCGTTTCATCGGTATGGCTTTCGGTATCAAAAAGAAAGTGCGTGGCGTTAGGGTTAAACAGCGCCGCCCCAACCTTTGGGTGATCGATGATCTGGAAACGCCCGATACCATTGCCAACCCTAAACGTATGCGCAAACAGGCCGATCAGATTGAGCGCGACATTCTGCCAACGATGACTGGCCCAACCCGTCGCTTACTCTACGCCAACAATAAGTTCGCCAGGGTAATGACTCAGACCATCCTTCAGGAACGGCATCCCGATTGGCGTGTTCGGCAGATCAAAGCATACAACAAAGTCACCTACGAGCCTCGCTGGAATTATTATCCTCGCGAGTATTACATAGAACAAGAAAAAGCGATGGGCATCCCGGCAGCTTATGCCGAATTTTTACACGAAACAAAGCTCGAAGGTTCAAACTTTACAGAAGACGAAATACAGTGGGGCAAACTTCCACCGCTCGAAGAGTTCAAAATGATCATCAGCCACTGGGATATCGCTTACACCGATAACGAAACCAGCGACTACAACGCAATCCGAGTGTGGGGTTTGCACGAGCGTAACTTCTGGCTCATTGCCTGCTATGTTCGCCAGTCAAAAATGAAATTAGCTGTCAATTGGAACTGCCAGTATAAAATCGGGCTTCCAAAAGAGGCCAATTATCTGGGGCAATATGAAAGCCAGTTTTGGAATGGTGAAGTTCAACGGTCAATCGAAGAGGCTGAGGATGAAAACGACGTCGATCTTAACCTGATGAAGGTGGATACACCAACCAGTAACAAGGTGCAACGCATCATCAAGTTTCTTAAGCCATACTATCAAAACGGGCGCATCTATTACAACGAAGCATTACGCGCAAATTCCGACACTCAGGTAGGTATTATGCAACTGGTAGCCGTCGAGGAAGGAAGTACCGAACACGATGATGCTCCCGACGCCGATCACCAGGCTATCGAGGCGCTCGAAAAGTATTGCACACCATCAGAATCGCGCCGCCGAAAAGGCGAAAAGACTTATAAAACCGGAGTTATGAAACGTTTATTCAATATGCCATAACCATGAAGTACATCAATAAAGACGATCTGATCACAATCATCCAGGAGCGGCTCATGTCCGAAAGCGTCGCCATGCCGGAGGTTACCAATATCGAAGAAAACACCATTCTCGATGATATTGAGTTAAAGACTATTGACCTGGTTATATCCTACATCTCCGGAACATACAACTGCGATTTGATCTTTGCTGAACTACCAATTAGAAACGGGGTGTTGGTTCAAATCATTGCCAGCATTGTAGTCTATCGTTCCGTCAAGCGCAATGCAGCCCGTAAAGTTCCGGAAGATTACGTCGAGCTATACAAAGAGGCAATCAAGTTTCTCGAACGCATACAGTCCGGAGCAATGGCTCTGGTCGATTGTCCAAAACTAACCACCGAAGAAGGTGGAAGCATCAGCCCGGTATGGGGCAATAATACAAACAAAGATTTTTTCATTTAAACACCATTTAAATGGCAAACAAAATATTTCAACGCATCGGCAACGCAATGGAAGTTGCCATTCTTAGTCGGGTAAAAAACAACAACCTGTTTGCAGAGTACTACAACCGGTCTGACGGTAAAAAGGCGCCGTTTAAACGACAGGCAACGTTGTACAATGCCAAAGAAATTAAAGATTGGAAGGTCGCTGTAATGACAGCTACCGATCCCGATAATCCGCGCCGTGGGTTACTCATGCGTTTCAACCAATCGTTGTTGCTCGATAACCATTTGGCCAGCGTTATCGATACCCGTATCCTTCGCGTTCAGCGTTCGTCGTTCAAGTTAGTCAACGAGAAAGGAGTCGAGAATGAAGCCTTAAAAGCATTGCTCGAACGTCCCTGGCACGACGATCTGATCCGTCTATCCCTGTTCTCGCGGTTCCAGGGGCCAACGCTCATGGAGATGTTCGATACCAACGATGCCGGTGAATTGGTGCGTGTGCGCGAGATACCGCAATCCAACTTCATCCCGCAAAAAGGAATCATTATCAAAGAGGAGTATGATGACAATGGAGCATCTTACATCGACGGCACATACCGCGATTATTACCTTCAGGTGGGCGACGATTGGGACTTAGGTATGCTCAACCAACTGGCCATGATCGTACTGGCTAAAAAGCTGGGTTTGGGTAGCTGGGTGAGTTACATCGATAAGTTTGGCGTTCCACCGGTATTCGCCATTACCGATCGCATGGATACGCAGCGTCGAGATGATCTTTTTGAAATGCTTGAAAATTTCAGAATGAATCATTTTGCTGTATTGCAGGGTAAGGAAACAATTACAATCCCGAACAATTACAATTCCGATGCTTACCAATCGTTCAAATCGCTCATCAACGATGTGTGTAACCGCGAAATCAGTAAGCGAGTTCTGGGCGGTTCATCAACCACCGACGAAAAAGCATTCGTAGGCACTGCCGAGGTTCAGGAACGCCTTACCCAAGATCGCTACGAACAGGATAAACTGTTCTATCAGTACCTGTTCAACACCGAAATCCGTCAGCGCCTTGTAAAGATCAGCAGCGTCTATGCCGAGTTAGCTACTCACACACTGATATGGGACAACCAGGAGACGCTCGACATCAACGGGTACATCGATGCCGTTGTGAAGCTCTCAACCGCGTTCGACTTCGATATTACCGAAGTTCGCAACCGTACCGGGCTACCAATCATCGGGGCTAAATCAACAACAGTTACACCTCCTGAAAATCCGGGCGGTCAAAAAAAAAAGCCTGACGCAACCCTGAAAGGTCACGCGCCTTACGCACAACTACGTCCGGCATTCCTTATTTATGCTGCCACATGGGACGCTGCCATCGAGCGCCTGGCCAATCAGTTGTATTCCGGAGAGGTCAAGCCGACTGATCTCGACAAAGATTTAGTCCTTAAAAACTATGCAGCATTCAGCAACGAAGCTGCAAAAGCTTTTGGCGACGGGTATTACACCTCCGATCTGGCGCGTTCATTCCGCGAAAACTTCCTGAAGTTTGCCGGGGCCAAATCACACGCGCTCATGTCCGATATCGCCGCCATCGATGCGCGGGCAGGTATGTCAAAAGAATCGTTTATTGCCCAGGCTAAAAAGTTGGTTCAAACCCACAATGAGACATGGATGGCAACCGAAATGCAATTCTGTAGTAGTTCTGTCAGTGCAGCCCGCGACTATGCCACTTATCTCGACGATGTCGATATTTATCCATGTCTTAAATGTCGAACAATGCAAGATGATGATGTTCGTGATAGCCATGAGTTAAACGAGGGCGTGGTTAAACCAGTCCGAGAATGGACTTCATTGCCTCCATTTGCTGAACGATGCCGGTGTTGGATGGAACAAACCACTGACAAACCAACTTTAAACAGTACGCTTCATGGTGTAAAATTTCATAACAACCCTCATACGTCAGGTGTGGTATTCACACAGGAGCAAAGCTATTTTAAAAACATTCCCGAGGCTAAACGCGGCATTATTCGCGACAATACCGAACAAATGAAAGCCTTTGCACCATATAATCACACCATTAAAGCAAATGAAAACACCGTTTTTGTCAACGATTTTGCACATTTGGCCGATGTAGAAGCTTCCGTTATTGCCGCCGAAAAGATCGCGAAAGCCCTTGAGCAAAACGTGTACGTCCGTCCGCACATCGAAAACAGCAACAAAACATCCATTAAAAATCCTGAAATTGGCCTCGGTAAGCCAAACAATCTGGCCGATTTAAAGACTTTCGATGTCAAACGATCAAACACAACGCAATCATTTATAAAGAATGCGGTAAAATCAGCCAACAAACAGCAATGTTCCGGGGTAATAATCGATCTGTCAAATGCACCTGAATCAAATACTATCGCATTAGCAGCGCGCAAGCTACGAGGCGAATTATCCGATAAAACAGGAGTAAATAAGGGTATAAAACAGGTAATTATTATCCACAACGAAACTGTACTAAAGGTCACACGTCAGCAAATCAACAGCAAAAAGTTCATGGAATATTTTAAAACGGAGTAAAAATACAAAAGGCAAACACCGGAAATGCTTGCCTTTGATCCGAGATTGAGCAACGCTCTCTCTCACTGCAAATATACAAAAAAATGGATAACAAAAACAACGTCCCAAATTTCAGGCATATAGCCGCCGAGTTAAAGGCAAACGCATCACGATATGCAGCCTCCGAATCGGTCAAATTCTTTAAAGACAGCTTTGTCAAAGGTGGCTTTACTGATGTAGCTTTCATGAAGTGGGCGCAAACAAACAATCCGCTGGCTGGTAAACACACCATGTATAAAAGTGGTAACCTCATGCGCGGTGTTCACAAAGAATCTGCTACAATAAGCAAGGTTGTTGTCGTTAATAATGAACCTCATGCCGACATTCACAACTCCGGAGGCACAATCACTGTCACCGCACAGATGAAAAAGTTCTTTTGGGCAAAGTACTACGAACAGGTTGGCAAAGTAACCACCAATAAACAAGGAGCCGTATCGCTCAATAAAACCAATCGCGCCATTGGTGCCAAAGCAATGTTTTGCAAGCGCATGGCGCTAATGCCCGTAGGCTCAAAAATCAAAATACCAAAGCGCCAGTTCATGGGCAATAGTGCAGCGTTAATGAAAGACTTCGATTCCTGGTTTGCCAATACAGTCCGTACCCAGGTAGAACCTCAATTCAACAATCCAACAGTAAACATTACAGTAACCGACATTTAAACACCATTTAAATACATCATCATGGAAGCATACACCGACCTTTATAACGAGATTGCCCAGCGCATCACAACCAAAATTACCGAAATAAAGTGGGTTGATCTTTGGCACGAACAGGTATCATTTCTTACTGATGAATTACCATTCCCAACTCCGGCCATATTTATCGGCTTCAGCACCAACTCGTGTGAAGACCTGGCGCAGCTCATCCAGCAGTGCGACATGCAAATCGATCTGTATTTATTTTTTGAAACCTTCAGCGATACCTATCAGGGCTCATACAACCAGGCCAGCGCAATCAACTTCCTGCGCTTGCTTACCAAGTTGTACACAGCATTTCACGGTGTAAGCGGCACCCACTTTCAAACCATGCGCCGTGTCGATATGCGCCGTGAAGACTCAGGCGGTGCCGGTAACCTGTACCGCATCACCTTCAACTGCAACGTCGAGGATGCCAGTGCTAAGCGCGAGTACGATCAAACTGAAGTAAACGAAATTGTAATATTAAAAGGAAAGTCACCCGATCCGGCCCCTGAAACCGAACCGCTATTTCACATTCCGAATTAGTTTGCCGAATGCACGATAGGTAATGAAGTAATTGGCATAATTGTGGCGCAAGCCTCTGAAAAATACATGAAGGCTTTTCCAGCAACGTTTGCAGCATCGCTAGTCCTATTTAATTCATCAATACATTCGCCTATCTGGCGCTCATGTATCTTTTTTTTGATCTGGTTTGCTATTCTATTTCTTCTCATCGTTACCTATTTTGAGTTAAGAAGTTCGTTGTAGTATTCGTGATTTTCTTTGCAGTAAAATATCCTGCTGTAAATATAATCAGTATCCAAAAAGAAGTGATCCTCTGAAAGTTCTTTCAATACGTCATCCATGCGTTTACGTTTCACATCATACAGTTCGTAGAACATCTTGACTAAACGTCTGTCTCTTTTTAGTTTTAAATCTGGGTTACGCAT